AAAGTGGACTCCTGAATTAGGACAAGACTTGAACGCTTACCACAACATTGATGCTGAGGTTGAATTGACTTCTATCTTGTCAGAGCAAATTGCTTTGGAAATCGATCGTGAGATCTTGGCTGACCTTGTAAATGGCGCAACTGCTGCTACTTTCTACTGGTCTCGTTCTCCTGGCTTGTTCGTAAACCGTACAACTGGTGCTGAAATTGGTGCATCTTCTGCTGCTCCTGACTTCACTGGAACTGTATCTGAATGGTATGAAACTTTGATTGAAACAGTCAATGACGTATCTGCTCAGATTCACAGAAAGACTTTGCGCGGTGGAGCTACTCACGTTGTTTGTGGCCCTGAAGTTGCAAACATCTTGGAATTCACAGCTGGTTTCCGTGCAAACGTTACTGCTGATGCTGACCGTGGAGACATCGGTGCTGTTAAAGCTGGTTCTTTGAACCGTAAGTTTGACGTTATCGTTGATCCTTACTTCCCACGTAACGTATTGTTGATTGGTCGTATCGGTTCTTCTTTCTTAGAAAGTGGATACGTATACGCACCTTACGTGCCATTGCAAGTTACTCCCACCATCTTTGGTGTGGAAGACTTCGTGCCACGTAAAGGCGTAATGACTCGTTATGCTAAGAAAATGGTTCGTCCTGACATGTACGGTCTTGTTATCGTTCGTGGTCTTCTTGGTGAAGCTGGTGCAACTAGCTAATATTAGTTAAGTTGTTCTAACGGAAGCCCTCCTTTCTCATTTGTTTGAGAGAGGGGGGTTTTTTTATTGCTTATCATTTATTTCAAGTCTATTTATAGTGAATCACAAAGATTCAACCAAAGTTATCGGGTAGGATTTTAACTACCCCTTGATGTTGCTCATCTTAGAGTAACACAAGGACATGAATATAAATGGAGGGTTTTTAACTATGGGAACGAAACGAGTTGGGCTTGCGAGAATGGAAGCCTTGATGGAAAATCTAAAAAGAGAAATTGTTGGATTCAATGTTGAATCAACAGTAGCATCCGTCACTACAATCACAGCAGCTGGAGCATTGGTGAGAAATTCGATTAATCTAATGAATGTCGGAACCACCCAAGCATTCACCTTACCAGCGGCTTCAACATGTAGCCGAGGCGATATTATTATTGTTAAATATATTGCAGCAGTTGGCAATACGAACGTTCATAAGTTCGGAACATCAGGGGAGTTTTTCGCAGCGCAATCAACTATATTCAAGGCTGATGGTGGAAAGCATCATACAATGCTATATGTCACACCACCGAATGGTAGTTCAAACGATTTTTTAGATCTAACAGGCGCCACCAATGGTGGACCCGGCATAGGGACTGAATTAAGATTTCACTTCAATGGATCCGGCTGGGCCGTCGATGGGAAAGTATTGAGTGGTGGCAATGGTTCGGTTGCTCCTACTGTAGCATTCGCTGACACATAATCATTAATTAATTTACAATTAATACATAACTACCCCCTTTCTTCGGATTGGGGGTTTTTTGTTTAAAACACTAATTAAGGTAATCAATAGGAGATATCATGGGAAATAGAAGAAGAAAAAAGTTAAATCCAAAATACGCTGCATTGTCGTGGAATGTCCACAACCAAAGAAAAAGAGAGCAAGAAAACTCTGTAATGATAGAGCAACTTAGACTAGAAAACGAAAGACAAGCTCAAATGAAAGCCGAGCAAGAAGCAGAAACTTTAAGGTTTGAACAAGAAAAACAAGCAGAACTCAAAGCAAGAAAACAAGCAGAACTTAAAGAAACTGCCGACCTAAAAGCAAAGCAAGAAGCTGAAGCAAAAGCCAAATTGGAAATTCCAAAAGCCAAACCTGCTAGCAAAAAGAAGTCAATCAAGAAAATGAAAACCACTAGAAAGCCTCGTATCAAGAAAGACTAAAGCCGTTAATCCTTTCGAGCACTATTTAGATAGACGGAGGGATTTACATGGCATTTCCAGATTTAACACCAACATCTACGGTATCAGCAATTACGCTTCCAGCGTCGGGTACGATTACAGATGTTGCCGATACACTCGCAATAGGTTTTTATAAAACCATCAATACTTTTCTCACAGGTGCAACCGCTCAGGTCGCATATACCTATAAGAGATTAGGTGGCGATGTCTTAGACATCGAACTAACAGCACAGAACGTCTATAATCACTACGAGGAGGCCGTTTTAGAGTATTCCTATATCGTCAATCTACATCAAGCACGGAACGCCTTAGGGAGCGCCCTAGGAGGCCCTACAGGTACATTTGATCACACTGGTGACCTTACTACAGGAACAGACGTAGCACTCAAGTATCCCAAATTCCAATTTGACTATGCTTTCCGAGTTGCAGACAAGTTCTCAACAGAAGCTTTGGTCGGTGGAACACAACCTTTGTACTCAGCTTCTCTTGATAGAGTTGCTGATCAGCAAGAGTATGACTTGCAGGCTATCGTAGAGGCTGCTGAGAGCGGTTCTCCGTGGGAAGGTATGGGCAGCAAGAGAATTAAGATAAGACAAGTATATTACGTGTCCCCAAGACAAATGTGGAGATTTTACGGATACTATGGCGGACTAAATGTTGTTGGAGACATGAATAACTACGGACAGTATGCTGATGACTCATCATTTCAAGTAATTCCAGTGTGGCAGAACAAGATCCAAGCAATGCAATACGAAGATCATCTTTATACACGCACTTCTCACTACTCTTATGAGATAAATGACAACAAATTACTTCTTTACCCAACACCACAACAAGTCTCACCAGAAAAGTTCTGGTTTAGATTCACTGTTGAGTCAGGAAACGAAGCTTTTGCTACCGGTTCTTATGATTCTGGTGTAGATGGTGTCAATAATATGAATACAATGCCAATGGAAAACCTTCCATTCGACAGAATCAACTCAATCGGTCAACAATGGATCAGAAGATTTGCTTTAGCTCTCTCTAAAGAGACTCTAGGGCAGATTAGAGGTAAGTTTGGCGGAGTAGTACCAATCCCTGGGGATAGTATCACTCTTAATGCCTCAGACCTTCTATCTCAAGCATCTTCCGAACAACAAATATTGCGCGAAGAGCTCAACAAGCAGCTTGACGAGATGTTGTATGCTAAATTAGTTGAAACAGACAAGGCCATGATCGACAATACAAACTCCATTGTTGGGAATACGCCTTTAAAAATCTTTGTGGGGTAAATAAATGTCAGAATGGGAAAGACCAACGCAACCTCCGGGACCTATGTTCTTCGGAGAGAAAGAAAAGAACCTTGTCAAGCAAGTCAACGACGAGATCATCGAAAGAGTTGTCGGGCAACAGGTTCTATACTTCCCAATAGACATGGAGACCACAAATTTCCACCCATTGTACGGAGAAGCCATTGATAAAAACTTCTTGCACCCAATTAGGGTATTTGCTCTCGTTGAATATCAAGGCATCGAGTCCACATTCATGGAAGGTGTTGGTATAGACAAGCAGACTAGCATAAAAGTAAATTTTCATAAGCGAAGACTTACTGATGATCAGAATTTATTCGTAAGAGAAGGTGATTTCGTGAGATACGGAAGTATTTACTATGAGATAGTAAAGATTACTGAACCTAAAGTACTCTTTGGGCAAGATGATTCAAGATTTGAAGTATCGGCCGAATGTATTAGAGCAAGAGATGGAGTTTTCAATGGCAACTAAAGAACAATCAATCATGCCTTCAACTATTGAAACGATAGACTTGGCAATTTACAAATTGATCAATGAAGATTTTAACTTGCATACTAAAACAAACTCAGGCTTCAAGAAAGTACCTGTTCTTTGGATGTCCCCAGAGAGAGCAGTGAATTCTAAAGACAAAGATATTAGAGATGCAGTAGGAAAGCTAAAGCTTCCACTTATCACCATTGACAGGACGAGCTTTAACAAAGATCCAACCTTTAAAGGTGGATGGCAAGCACATGTATTCCCTGACACAGATGGTCCGAGAGGCTACAGAAAGCATCAAAGGCTTATATCTCGTAAAATAGCTCAAGGTCCAACAAGAAAGTTCGCATCTTCAGAAAGCGGACAATTCAATGGACAACAGAATTATCCTATAGACAACAAGAAAATTGTCTACGAGGAAACCTATGCGCCCATACCAGTGTGGGTGACAGTCAACTACTCTATCAACCTAAGAACAGAGTATCAACAGCAGATGAACGATCTAATGACACCATTTGCAACAAAAACAGGATTAATCAACGCATTAATCGCAGACTATAATGGACACAGATACGAGACTTTTATACAAGGTGACCTATCTATTACAAATAATTCCAACAACCTTGGAGAAGAAGAGAGGTCTTTCGCAACTAAAGTTGATTTGAAAGTACTCGGCTATCTCCTAGGGGACGGGACAAACGAAGCAGCCCCAAAAATCACCACAAGAGAAACTGTTGTGGAGGTAAAACTCATTAGAGAAAGAACAATTGTCGGAGACTCAAAACCATGGGAGTCCGATGATGATAGTTTTAGAGACTTTTAGTGATTTTGGATAATAGAGCTACTATTTATTAGGAAAATGATTTTATTAAGGAGATAAATCGATGGCTAAAAAATTTGATTTTCTTTCACCCGGAATTGAAATCCGCGAGATTGACCAGAGCTTCCTACCACAAGAAGCAGAAGCATTAGGACCAATTATCATTGGTCGCACTAGAAAAGGACCTGCTAACAAACCAGTAAAGGTTAGAAACTTGGACGATTTTGTTTCAGTTTTTGGACTTCCTATCCCTGGTGGGAATGGCGTTCAAGGTGACATGTGGCGCGACGGTAATATGACCGGTCCCACTTACGCATCCTATGCTGCACAATCTTGGTTGGCATCAGAACAATCTCCAGTAACAATTGTTAGACTATCCGGAGAACAATCAGTTAATGCTACTACAGATCCTGAGAGAGCAGGTTGGAAACTCGATGGCCAACCGTCTGCTGTCATAGCCACAAATTCAACAGCATATGGTTTATTTCTTATTGCCTCAAGCTCTACAAATCAAGACCAAACTGGATCTCTAGCTGCTGTATTTTATGCAAACGCTGGAGCTATTGCTTTATCTGGTACCAATCCAGCACTTGGAGATGGTGACTATGCTGCTGCTTTGGTTTCCAATGTCGGATCCAACTCAGAATTTAAAATGGATATTTTTAGTGCAGCCGGTGGGGACCCTACTGATACTTTAGACTTTAATTTTAATAGAAATTCATCAAAGTACATTAGAAATGTATTTAACACAAATCCTCAATTGGTTAACTCAGCAACAGTCGACTCAGCCCAATTAAAAACTTATTGGCTTGGAGAGACTTTTGCTAGAGAATTATCGGACAACTCCTTATCAAGTAAGGCGACAGGAACTTGCTATGGCGTCCTACTTCCTCTACATAGTACAGATGGTACCGCCACAAACTGGGGATACCACAAAGAATCTGCTACTGAAGCAAAATCTGGTTGGATCGTTTGCCAAAAAGAAAAGACACAGCAAGATATGTTTAGATTCAAATCTCTACATGTTGGAGAAGAAATTCAAAAGAATTACTTGATCGCAATTGAAGACATCCGCGAACCTGCAAATCCAATTGTAAATGCATTTGGCACCTTTACAGTTGCCGTGAAGACAGTAGTTGGTCAAACCGTTGAAAGATACACAGGTTTGAATCTTAATCCATCATCTCCGGACTTTATTGGAAAAAGAATTGGAGATCAATATCAAGAATGGAACGAGACCGACAAGAGATATAGAACTTATGGTGATTTCCAAAACCAATCTGATATTATTTATGTCGACATTAAGCAATTCATCAAAGATGGATCTGGCCAAGGACTGCTCCCAGCAGGATTCAAAGGTCCAGTTCGACCAAAAGGATTTGCAATCATATCTGGTTCAACTAACATCAAATCTTTTGGAGAACACGATGCGCTGGCAACTCGTTTCGCAGGAGCTTTCGTTCAAGGCTCTGGATCAGTACCGAAGGCGTTCTTCTTTGGCGGTTCAACAGGTTCGGTTGCAACCACCGAGTTGCAGTACGCGTTCACTGGTTCATTTAGGTTCCCAAAAATTCCTTTGAGAGGTAGCGGAACTGAGGGCGGAGCTCCCGATCCTTATCGCGCTTACTATGGAATCAGACCTGCTATTAGCACCACATCAACGACTCACGATAGAGACTACATTGATTACACTAGAAGACTACCAGGTGCATACAATGCAGCATCAGGCGCACCGTCAAATAGCTCTTTTGAGTACGCTTATACATTTACCTTGGATGACTTGGTTATCGTAACCGGTTCGAACACTGTGACTTACACAGAGGGATCATACGCTCTTGGCGAAGCCGCGGCTGGTTCAAGCTACACTCGGTCTTCGGGCTCATTCGGCGACCTCTTGGGTCTCAATGTTCGTCAATTCCTAGTCCCTCTCATTGGAGGATCTGAAGGATTTGATATTACAGAAAAAGAACCATTTAGAAAAGACTTGATTGCGTCAAACTCTTCTCAAGAATTCACTCTTTACAAAGCTTTGGATTCTGTTCTAGACCCAGAAGTAGTACCAGCAAACCTTTTGGTAATGCCAGGTATTAGTTTACCATCTATTACAAATAGAATCATTTCAACTGCCGAGAGTAGAAAAGATGTTCTTTCAATTATAGACTTAGAAGGTGATTATACTCCATCTGCTGAAAGGCTAGCTGGAGCTACCGACATCGCTTCTTTGGGATCTGTAACCACCGCAGTCTCTAACTTAAAAAGTCGAAACCTCAACTCCTCTTATTCTTCCGCGTTTTATCCTTGGGTTCAGATTTCTGACAACTTAAACTCAAATGACCTTGTGTGGATTCCACCTTCTGTTGCCGCTCTTGGTGCATTTGGAAAATCTCAAGCCCAATCTGAATTGTGGTTCGCTCCTGCAGGATTTAACCGTGGTGGCCTTGGTTCTCTCGGTGGATCTCGTGGGCCTCGAGTTCTTCAAGCAAGACAGCGCCTTGACTCTAAAGAGAGAGATTCTTTATACGAAGTTAATATTAACCCAATCGCTACATTCCCTGCTGAGGGAGTTGTGATCTTCGGACAAAAAACTCTTCAAGCTGACAGCTCTGCTTTGGATCGCATCAACGTTCGTCGTTTGGTTCTTTACTTGAAAGCAGAAGTTTCTGAAATTTCTAGAAGACTTTTGTTCGACAACAATGTCGAATCAACATGGAACAGGTTTAAGGGACAAGTTGATCCAATTATGTCAAGTACCAAATCTAGATTTGGATTGTCTGACTATAAAGTTGTATTGGACGAAACCACTACAACAGCTGACTTAATTGATCGCAACATTATGTATGCTAAGATCTTTATCAAGCCGGCTCGCGCAATTGAATATATTGTTGTTGACTTTGTCATCACAAAAACTGGTGCGGATTTCGTCTAAACCACTAATTAAGAATAAATAGGAGTAATTATCATGGCATTTTGGGGAGAAAGTATGGACGCGAGTAGCGCAGATCCAAAAAGAAAGTTTAGGTTCAAAGTTTTATTTGGTGGAGGTACCGGTGACCCATCTTCTCAAAACCAAGTAATTTGGTGGGCGAAGTCAGTTACAAAACCCAAGATGACCGTAGACCCAACCGAGCATAAATTCATGGGTCACACCTTTAAGTACCCGGGGAGCGTTAAGTGGGAAAACGTCAGTTTAATACTGGTAGATCCTGTTAGTCCGGATGCTGCAAAGCAAACGTTGAAAATCATGAGAGAAGCCGGCTACATATTTCCGGAAGAAGGATATGCAGATACATCCAATGCTGCAGCATTCAACACAATCAACAAAGGAAAGGCCGTCGCAGCTGTAGGATTATTTACAATCGTGCAAATGGACGCCGAAGGCAAGGCAGTAGAAACATGGACATTGCACAACCCATTCTTTACATCTGTTCAGTTTAGCGACCTTGCATATGATGGGGATGATCTATCAGACATAACAATAGACATTACATACGATTGGGCCAAGTTAAAAACAGGTGATTCTTACGAATTTAAATTTCCATCTGGGAATTAACAAAGGAGCCTTAAATGAGCTGGTGGTCTTTAGCGAATACAGAGCCAAAAAGAAAAAACAGATTCTACGTATCGATATTAGCGGGAGGGACACTATATGCCGTCTCGTCAATATCTAAGCCGGCAGTAACAATTGAGTCCAAAGAATACAAATTGGTCAATCATTATTATAAATATCCCGGTATACCAAAGTGGGAACCAATTAGCATTAAGTTTGTTGATTCCGGAATGTGGGGCTCTGGTAAGGCGATGGTTGGTGGAAAATCTATTGAATCAACAACCAGAAGCACCAGTAAGACTTTGTGGGAAATGCTTTTATCTTCCGGATATGTATCTCCAAGAGGTACAAAGATGTCTAGCAAGGGTCTTGTTAATGTTGTCGCACCAGAGAAGGCAGCAATGGTAGATTTGTCATTTGGTTCTTCTATCGGTAAAACAGACGGCGCGGTGTTTGAAATTCACCAAGTCAACGGCGCTGGTAAAACCACAGAAAAATGGACGCTTTACAACCCAATGATTACAAAAATATCATGGGGAGATTTGGACTATGCGTCCGACGATCTCGTTGAATATACACTAGATGTAGCCTATGACTGGGCTGAATTAACATAAAAGTAAACTCGGAGTTTAAATGAGAAGAAATAATGAAGACCGATTAATGGGCGGTCACAAACCAACCCCATCAGAGGATGCGCCGCAAATGGCAAATCCAATGGATTTCGTTACGCCAAGCGAATTTGTACAATTGCCTTCAAAGGGAAGATATCCAGAAGGACATCCGCTCCATGGAAAGGGCTCTGTCGAAATTAGGTACATGACAGCAAAAGACGAAGACATTCTAACGAACAGATCGTTGCTTAAAAAAGGCTTAGCCATTGACAGACTCATTCAAAACATTATTAAAGACAAATCGATTGATGCTAGGTCGATGTACATCGGAGACAGAAACGCAATTATAATTCATGCTAGAGCTTCAGCGTATGGTGCCGAATACAAGACATCCGTTGTATGTCCAGCATGTGGTGAGACTTCTAAGTTCAAATTCAACCTCGCAGACCACGAAGAATACCATGGCGATGAAATCGAAGGAACAGACATCCAAGACAACGAAGACGGAACCTTTTCAGTTACTCTGCCATTGTCCAGTATTGTTGCTCGTATACGCCCGCTAACGGGTCAAGACGAGATAGAAATGATGTCAGGGGGTAAGGTCAAGGATGCGACAAACAACCTCATTACAAAGCAAATGAAGCTCTTTATCGTGGACTTAAATGGCCACAACGATGCAAAGACGATCAACTATGTTGCTGACAACATGACAGCCGGTGATGCTCGATATATTCGAGACTGTTTTAGAATTATATCTCCAGACATTAAGATGGAGCAATTGTTTGTTTGCAGAAACTGCGAACACGAGGAGGCAATGCTGGTTCCGTTCGGGGCCGACTTTTTTTGGCCTGACCGATGAGTATATGGAGCAAGTCTATGAGGCTTTCTTCACACTAAAGCATTATGGTGGTTGGTCTTTGTTTGAACTTTACAATTTACCTATAGGTCTAAGGACTTGGTGGCTTGAAAGAACAATCGAAGAATATAAAAAAGAAGCAGATGCTTCAAAGAAATCTTCTCGCTAAACTGTGCTCGGCTTTGTCCGAGCATTTTCTTTATGAAACTAATTACTGTAATAATGAGGGACATTAAATGGCAGGACCAACACCAGAACAAATTGCGAGAGCAACAAAACTAGCCGAAGAACAAGAAAGATACGCAAGAGCTGTACGGGATGCTGAGAATGCCCAAAAAGATCTTGAAAAAGTTCTGGGTCCCGGAGTGGCGGCTGCACAACAGGCGGCAAAAATAGCAGACAAACAAGCTGACATTGCTCAAAAAAGACTTGCCATAGAAACGAAACTACAAGAGATTGAGACAGCTCGGAATACTGCTTTAACAAACCGGGCAATAATTCAGGACGAGA